TATAGCTCATTATTTCTTAGGCTCATTAGCCAATCCAACTTTTGCTTTACGCATCCTCTCTGGTTCTTTACTATACCCTCGGATTTGTGTGACGTTGTTACGTTTCATAGACTTCAACATCATAGCCGCGATGTCCTCATCCAATCCAGTTTGCAAAGACAAGAGTTTAGATCCTGTGTCTAAGTTTCTTAACCCACGTTTATATTCAACCATAGTTTCTATTGCGGCATCGTGTTCTATTTTGTCGGCTTTAGTGTCAACCATTCTCTTGCTTCCTCTCCAAGGACTTTTGCACTGATATCAATCTTAGATCGAAGGGACTTAACAATTCGTTCATCAAGTGTACCCTCGCTAATAAGATCTACATAAGTGACTGGGTTTTTCTGACCAATTCGGTGCGCTCTGTCTTCACTTTGGATACGAGTCTCCAAGTTAAAATCATTAGCATAGTATACCACAAGATTAGCTTCGGTCAAAGTCAAGCCATATCCCGCAGTAGCTGGGTTACCCACAAAAAATTTCAATGGGTGATTAGGATTTTGAAAGTTAGTTACAATATCCTGACGTTCATCATCACCAGTGTCCCCGAAGTACGCCGCAGCGCACCCAGGTCCAAGGTTCTTGTTCAATGTAGCAGTGATTTCTTTTATGTCATGTCGGAACCTTGACCATATGATAGCCTTACCATCATGTTCATCCATAAGTTCTAACAAAGCATCCATCCTACGAGTTGGAAATGTTATCATTGTACCATCATCTGTTTTTAAATGTCCGGACATGATCTGTTGCAACCGTAAAAGTTGTGTGATCACTGCGGGTGCAGTAACTAACTCTCCATCATCGAGCAACAAAAGAGCTTGACGTTGTATGTCGCCGTACATTTTAGCCTGTTCAGCAGTGAGTGTAACGTATCGAGCGGTGTATGATTTCTCTGGTAAATCCAAACAATCTTTCTTGAGTACCCGATAGCTAAACCGATCTATTCTTTCTGTTAATTCTTCAAGGTTCTTGTAACCTAACACCTGTTGAAAGGCGTGGGATCCCATGGTTCTACGTTGTAAAACAGCATACCTACCTTGGAACGCATAAAACGAATCATAACCTAGCAAGCCAGGGCCAAGAAACTCTGACTGCGCATAGATATCCATAGGTGATTTAGTTATGGGTGATCCAGTCAACAATCTTTTATACCTAAACCCCTCAGCAATCTTTATCAGTGCCTTAGTGCGCTTGGCCTTGCTGTTTTTTATAGTGGTTGACTCATCAATCGCAATCATACCATGCCTACCTAAAGTTTTTGCCATCCACTTGCCTGCTGTTTGTCCTTTGGTTGTGGAAAATGCTTCAACATTCATAACAAATATGGTAAGACCAGCAAAGGGAAGCTTAACAGATTGGATTTCTTCCTGCTGTTTTTTATTTGGAGAAGACACCCACCTAATTATACGATGCGGAACACTATCCGACATGTGCTGTGGTATTTCTTTAGCTACCCAGTTACGATACACACCTTTTGGTGCAATGATTAAGGCAAAGTTTACCTTACCATCAAGGAACAACTGTCCAAGGTTGTCTATCAACACCTTAGATTTACCAGTGCCCATCTCCATAAAGAAGCCAAAGGATGGCTTATCTCCGGCGGCGTCCAAAGAAGTCCTTTGGTGATCATATGGTACAGTTTTAAATTTATAGTTGACAGTCATCTGTTTCCTCCCATATAAACGTTTTTACACAACATTACTTGTGTGTCAACCACAACCCTGAAGAGGATTAACTTATGACAGATATATTTGACGACATCTTTGACGAAGGCCAAGCCCTGGCTGATGTCAACGTAGGAACGGGGAAGGATTTGTCCGACCTTGTAAAAAAACTCCGCAACGTGGAGAATCAGATTGAGGATGCGAACGAGCATCTAAAGTCTTTAAAGGCAGAGAAGCAGAAGCTATCTGTCGAACGCATCCCCGCACTGATGGACGAGATGGGAGTTGAACGTCTAGATGTAGACGGACTTACTGTCCAACGTAAGATGATGGTGCATGCATCGATCCCAGTAGCTAATAAAGAAGAAGCTTTTAATTGGTTACGGGCAAACAATCTAGATGACATTATAAAGAATGACATCACTTGTTCCTTTGGTAAGGGGCAGGACAATCTAGCAGGGGATGTCGTTGGTATCCTCCGAGAAAAAGGTTTTGATCCTACAACCAAGACCCACGTTCATCCTAGCACACTCAAGGCGTTCATCAAAGAGCGCGTGACAGCAGGTAAACAAATAGATCTCGACATGTTCGGGGCATTCATAGCCAACGCAGCAGAAATTAAGAGGAAAACATAATGACAAATGCAGTAGCAACTAAGAAAAGTGCAGAGTTATCTACAGACGTATTAGATGACATCTTTGAAACAGCAGGCGAAGGCGCGGCATTCGACAGTAGCGAAATGGAAATACCTTTTGTTCGTCTACTTCAAGCTTTGTCACCACAACTCAGCAAGAAAAAGCCTGAGTACATTGAAGGTGCATCTATGGGTGACCTATTCAATACGGTGACTAAGCAGTGGTGGTCTGGTGACGAAGGTATCACTGTCATCCCTTGCTTCCAGAAGACTGTGTACTTAGAGTTCGTACCTCGCGAGAACGGTGGTGGTTTCCAAGGTGAGATCAGTCCAACAGATCCAATCTTACAGAAGACAAACCGTGTAGGATCTAAAGAAATCCTGCCGCATGGTAACGAACTGGTTAAGTCTGATCAACACTTCTGTTTAGTAGTAGGTGAAGATGGTTCATGGCAACCAACCGTGATCGATATGAAGTCAAGTCAACTAAAGCACAGCCGTCGGTGGAAGACACAGATTGCTATGCAGAAAGTTAAGCATCCAAAGACAGGCTCTATGGTTACGCCGGCAGTCTTTGCTACCATGTGGAAACTTACATCTACCGAGGACAGCAATGACCAAGGTGACTGGGCTAACTACCAAGTTGAGAAGGTAGGTCTAGTAGATAAACGAGAACTGTTACTAGAGGCAAAGAGTTTTCGTGACTCAATTGCCGCGGGCGAAATGAAAGCCGCACCGGAAGAGACGCCGGCTCAATCACAAACACCATCTTCGGTACACGACTCTGATGATATACCGTTTTAAGTAACGATGGGGTAGTTCTTGTAGAAAAGAACTACCCCTTTTTATTTTCTCGAGGAGTGATTAATGTCTGATGCAAAAAAATTAATTGAGGCGTTTGAGGGGTCAAGTGCGGCGCATGGTACAACTGTTGTTGGTCGTGTTGGTCGGAACGGTAAGGCCGAGTCTGATAGCCGAGTTGTTCGAGGCGTTCTTACAGAAGAAAAGATACAGGCACACATAGACGGCAGGATGGGCGTGGGTTCAATCCCGATTACTCAAGACAACATGTGCAAGTTTGGCGCTCTTGATATTGATACTTACGATTTAGATTTAAAAGCTCTGAACCACAAGGTTCATGAGATGAAATTACCGTTGATCATGTGCAGGTCTAAGTCTGGGGGCGCTCACCTTTATTTGTTCACAAAGGATTGGGAACCTGCAGCCTTGGTTCGAGAGTATTTAACCGAGATGTCTGTCGCCCTGGGCTACAGCGGATGCGAGATCTTTCCCAAACAAGACAAGATCTTGGCTGACCGAGGAGACGTTGGTAACTTTATTAACATGCCTTACTTTGGTGGTGACATCACAACACGTTATGGATTGGATGTTAAGGGAAACTCCATGACAATGGACCAGTTTCACAAGGCCGTAAACAAAGCTAGGGTATCAGCTTCGGACTTGGATGCTCTGTCGTTTGGTGGAGAGAGATCACACTTTACTGATGGTCCTTACTGCTTGGAAGTTATCTCTAGCCAAGGTGCAGTGACCGAGTTTCGCAACATCTTTATGTTTAATGTAGGTGTGTATTGCAGGTTTAAGTGGCCTGATGACTGGAAGAAACACCATGAAGATTACAATCGTATGCTATGCAGTCCCGCCTTAGAGGCCGGAGAGATTGTAGATCTACAGAAGTCTTTGATGAAGAAGGATTACTTCCTACAGTGTGATATATGTCCTTTGAAGGATCACTGTGACAAGAAGATATGTAAGTCTAGACCGTTTGGTATAGGTAGTAGCGCACCTGATGCACCGGATGTAGGTGGCTTGACTATTATGATGTCCGAGCCTCGTATGTATTTCATGGATGTAAACGGTCAGAGACTTCAGCTTAGTGTTGAACAGCTACAGAATCAAACTTTATGGCAACGCTCATGCATGGAACAACTAAGCATGATGCCACCAGCTATGAAGGCCAACGACTGGCAACAGATGGTTAATGGTTTAATGGAGAAGTCTGTGAAGATGGAAGTTCCCGAAGAGCTAACTATCAGCGGACAGTTTAAAGAACTGCTTACCAACTATTGTACTAGCCGGATCAGAGCCATGGCCCCAGAAGAATTATCTATGGGTAAACCTTGGACCGAGGACGGTCTTACAAAGTTTACAATGAGTGGACTGGCACAGTTTCTAAAGAACAGAAGCTTCAACGACTACAACAGGGCAGAGATTCAAGAACAAATAAAGAAAATGAACGACGGATCAGACTGCTATGGACATCAAGCAATAAGAAAAGACAACGGTAAAACTTCTACCATTCGAGTGTGGTGGGTTCCTGCCTTTGAAAATGAAACAGCATTACAAAATGTGGAGATAGACAATGACATTCCCTTCTGATGAAAAGCTTATGAAGATTTCTGAACTCAGCGATTGGTTAAGTGTATCGCGGTCCACCATATACAAGTGGGTTAGCAACAGTGACTTTCCCAAGCCTATTATACTAGGTGAGACAGATGGCGCTAAGAACACGGCCAGCCGTTGGGTTGAGCAAGAGGTTAGAGACTGGTTAAACGAACGACCACGGGGCAAGCACCTTGAAGAATGATCTATTACTCTTGGGCCCACCTGGTTGTGGTAAAACTCACACCCTAATGCAAAGGGTTGAGGATGCACTTGCACAAGGTACACGACCAGAAGAGATAGGGTTCATGTCCTTCACTAAGAAGGCTGTGCAAGAAGCACAGAGCCGTGCCTGTGCTAGGTTCAATCTCGAGCCTAAGCAACTACCATGGTTTCGCACACTGCACTCAGCGGCCTTTAGATCGCTTGGTCTTTCTCGCACAGACATGCTGTCCATGGAAGACTGGAGAACATTAGGACAATCTCTGGGACTTTCCTTTAAGGGAGCGGATGCTGTTTCCCCAGACGATGGTGTTTTGATCCCAGCTATAGGTGGTGATGGAACGAAGTACCTACAGATGATAGACAGATCAAGGTATCGCATGTGTTCTTTGTCCGAAGAGTTCAATGAAACTGAAGACTACAATATGTACTTCGGTAAGATGGAGCAGATCTATGAGACTGTGGCTAAGTACAAATCTGATAACGAAAAGGTAGACTTCCCTGACATGATCGCCCTATCCTTGGGTATAGATCCACCACGCTTGAAGTTATTGTTCATCGATGAAGCACAAGATCTTACACCACTTCAATGGGAGATGGTTGACCACATGACATCGAACGCTGACAGCGTTGTGTATGCAGGAGACGATGATCAAGCTATCCACCGATGGACGGGAGTTGATGTGAAAAGGTTTATGAATGTCACTGACAATGTGCAGATCCTATCTCAATCGTATCGCTTACCCAAGCGTGTGTTTGAATTATCCCAGCAGATCGTTCGTCGTATCGACACAAGGTTTGAGAAGGAGTTTTACCCTACCCAAGAAGAAGGTATAGTTGACTATCACCTGACCTTGGACAGCGTACCTATACACGAAGGATCTTGGACTATCATGAGCCGCACTAATAGTTTTGTGCGTGAGTTTGCTGACACTCTGCGTGAGGCCGGATACCTATACTCTATGAAGGGTCATCCTTCTATTAAGACAGAGGTTGGTCAGGCTATCGAAACATGGAGAGAATTACAGTTGGGGGCCACGGTTTCTGTTGATCGAATTAAAAAGATGTACCAAGTTGTACCCAAGCAGGGCGACCATCGAGTTGTTCGACGTGGTGCGGGCAATCTATTAGATGCAGCTGATCCTACAGGGAGTTTAGGTATCGACATACTATACAAAGATTATGGTTTGGAGTGCGAAAGAACACGGGATGCAATGGATGTTGTGCGCCTAGGTGACGATGACAAGATGTATGTACAAGCAATCGAACGTAGAGGTGAATCGATCACCGAGCCGCCAAGGATTAAGCTGTCAACATTTCATGCGATGAAGGGTGGAGAGGATGATAATTGTTTAGTCTTCCTAGCCTCAACTAGGGCATGCACAGAGTCTAAGTACCCCGATGATGAGCATAGAGCCTTCTATGTAGGGGTGACGAGAGCAAAGAAAACACTACACATTTTAGACACAGACAAAAGGTATAGGTACGAATTATGAAACGTGATGAGATACTAGACAAAGCTAAAGAACTAATCAGTGGTCAACGGGCCAATGACTACGGTGATGCATTCGATAACCATACACGCATTGCTCAAGGTTGGAACATTATTGTTGCAGCGGCAATCAAAAGCCATGGTGAACTGACCGAACAACATATAGTTCTAATGATGGACTGGTTAAAGACAAGCCGGCTATTGAATACAATAGACCATGAGGACTCATGGGTAGACAAGGCGGGTTACGTTGGGTTGGGTGGGGAGTTTTCAAACCAAGCTAGTGATCCATTTAAAATGGACACACTACTTTCGAAGCTTAAAACTGGAGGATTACTATGAGTCAGGGCGCTCTATTTACTGGCAACAAAGATAAAGACTTTATGATACGCTCAGAGATGGAGCTGGTTGATAAGGATTGGAATATACCATCAGAGTTCCCTGATCTTACTGGCTATAAACGAATAGCGATTGACCTTGAGACTAAGGACCCAAATCTTACAACACATGGGCCAGGTTGGGCTACAAATAACGGTCACATCATTGGTGTTGCAGTAGCAGCAGGAGATTACAAAGGTTACTTTCCTATTCGTCACCAGAATGGTCACAACATGGACCCCGCCATGACGATGCGATGGCTAAAAGCGCAGATGTCTACACCAAACGTAGATAAGATTATGCACAATGCAACATACGATGCGGGTTGGATGAGGGCGGAAGGGGTAGAAGTGCAGGGGCGCATCATAGATACCATGATTACGGGTGCTTTGATTGATGAAAACCGATGGTCCTTTGGCCTCGATGCTATGGCTCGGGACTACGTGTCTTTGAGAAAGGATGAGAAGCTCCTACAAGCCGCGGCAAAGGAGTGGGGGATCAATGCAAAGTCTGAGATGTACAAGCTACCACCGAAGTATGTTGGAGCTTACGCAGAACAGGATGCGGTAGCTACGTTAAAACTTTGGGACGCATTAAGGATAGAGCTACAGAAGCAGGACTTATGGTCTGTGTGGGAGCTAGAGACTGGGTTAATACCGTGCTTGTTGGACATGAGATCCAAGGGTGTGAGGGTAGACTTGGAAAAGGCTGATCGAAACAAGAAGCTTATTCATAAAAGAACCTCAGAGTTGCGGCAGGAAATACGCAAGAGTGCAGGTGTAGACGTGGACATATGGGCGGGTGCATCAATAACTAAGATGTTTGAAAAGCTAGGGTTGGATTATCCAAGGACCGAGTCTGGATCAGCGTCGTTCACAAAGGCTTTTCTAAACAGCCATCCCCATGAGGCATGCCAGTCTTTAGTAAAGCTTCGTGAGTTTGATAAGGCTGACAGTACTTTTATTGACAGCATCTTGAAGCATGAACACAATGGACGCATACACACGGAGCTACACTCTACTCGTCGAGACGAGGGGGGAACAGTCACTGGTAGATTTTCTTCTAGCAACCCTAATTTACAGCAAATTCCTGCCAGGCAACCAGAGATTAAGAAATTAATCCGAGGTTTGTTTATACCGGAAGAGGGAACTAAGTGGGGATCATTTGATTACTCAAGCCAAGAGCCAAGGATGTTGGTTCACTTTGCAGCATCCATGCCTATACACATGCAAGACCCTGTACTCCAAACCATTGTTGAGGAGTTTAACACTGGAGACGTGGACCTACACCAGATAGTTGCAGACATCGCAGGCATTACCCGCAAGCAAGCCAAGACAGTTAACCTAGGTATCATGTATGGCATGGGCGTAGATAAACTGGCGAATGAAATGGCAATTACATCAGGCGAAGCTAAGACAATCATCCGCGAACACCGAGAGAAGGTCCCGTTTGTTAAGCAATTGGCAGACATAGCAAGTAAACAGGCGGGTAAGAACGGGCAGATACGCACACTTCTTGGTCGCCTATGTCGCTTCGATATGTGGGAGCCATCAACATTTGGGTACAACAAACCTTTGAATATAGTGGAGGCAGAAAAAACATATGGCGGCATGGGACAACTGCGCCGAGCCTTTACATACAAGGCTTTGAACAGGCTGATTCAAGGGTCTTCTGCTGATCAAACAAAGCAGGCAATGTTAGACTGCTACAATGCGGGGATTACCCCTATGCTGACGGTGCATGATGAGTTATGCTTCAGTATAGAAAGTGACGAGCAAGCCTCCCAGATCAAAGAGATCATGGAAACAGGTGTGCCTCTGAAAGTCCCTTCAAAGATAGATCAAGAACTCAAAGATAATTGGGGAGAGATTGAATGAAGATAGAAAAGTTTAAAAGTTTAGGTTTAAATCAAATGCATCCTATGCAGATTGATGCCTTGATGGATGTAATTAACCTGTCCATTCAGTTGGCAAGCATGCTAGATGATGACAATATACTAGAAGAGGTAGAGGACAAGGCCAATGACCTTGTTCAATTGTTGGGTGGCGGTGGTGTTAAGGTAGAAGTTAGTACTTTTTAGGCTTGACCTAACCGCCTAGCAATCTCCTGTGTGTTAGGATCTCCACCCGCTAAGGATGGAAGAGACATGAACGGATTATCTTGTGCCTGAGTGATTGGCGCGAGGTTCGGTCTAGGAACAGATGATTGTTTATCTGGGAGAGACATGAACGGATTATTAGGAAGTGACATGAACGGATTAGAAGCTGGACCAATAGGTTCTTCCGTTGGTGGCGCGTAAGCATCTCGTGTTCGAGCAAGGTTCGGTCCATCATCTGGAGCTAAAGGTATACGACGCATTTGTGACCGTAGATCATTGATACGTTCCCGAGGATAGAACTCATAGATGCCAGCCTTCTGCATGTCTTTCCTGTTTTTATCTGACATCTTAAACGGTTCAAACTCACCGCGCATAATTCCTTTGATGCCACCAATACCTTCTTTTTTAAACACCTTGCGAATTTGAGAGTCTTTCATCCCCATGGTTCTAAGGTCCTCGACCATCTGGTAATACTCACGGTCCACGCGCAACTTAGCCTCATTAGCTTCTTTAAAAGCGTTGTACAATGTTGAAGCATCTCCATTTTCATCGTCAACAACTTTATTAAATTTTCTTTTTGCGTCTGTCTGTGCCCGCTGCATGCGGAAACCGCCATACTCTGCACCTCTTTTAGGATCAAACTCTAATGGTGTAACGCCCGTCATCTGACGAGCCATTTCTCCAACAAATGTACGATCACGACCCATCTTATCTTTGTATTTTACCAAACTTTCTCCAGGCATAACACCTCGTAAGAACCGGCTTGGCTCTAGCTTACCGCCCGAAACATTAAAAGGTACAATGCCTGGTATCATAGTGTCTGCAACATGCATTATAACTTTTGACCCTATAGTTCCGGCCGAATCTTGAGGGTTATAAACTTCGGCACCCGAAGATGTTTTACCACCCCTAAAAATAACGTCTGTTACAGCTTCTGAAAGCATAGCTTCAGATAAAAATGGTTGAAAAAATTCTGTAAGTGTGTTGCCTATGACTCCAGTAAATGTTTCTCCTGGGTTTTTGCCTTGTTTAATTGCTTCATCAGCTTCATTTAAAGCTCTAGTAGCAAACCTAGATACTACGTCATAAGGATTTGATGTGCTATAATTTATGTATGAAATCTTGCCGTCTTCGGATCTTCCAGTTGGAACTAATATAGCGCCTTTCTCCCAAGGTGCTGCGAAAGATCTTTGGTATGATTCCATTTCTTCTTTACTTACGCCTGTCACAGCATACGCGGCAGTTGTTACCGCCGATGGAGCAACCATTGTTGTAGCTCCAAAACCAAGTAATCTATTTCTGCCTCTAGCTTGCACAGCTTTGATGGGCGAAGACATGTCATCAAGACCCTGCTTTACAATATTAAAACTTGTACGAAACATCTCAGCGGGGAAGGTTATAAAGTTACCTACAGGAAGTTTACGGCCAAACTTAATAAGATCTGAAGCACCTTTGTTGTAGTTTGGAACGGTGTCACGAACGATCTGTGCGGCACGATCTTTAATTAAGTCTTCAATCATGTTGTCATCAATCTCGCCCCTCCGTATCTTGTCGTTTCTTAACATCTTAGAACCAACACTACCTTGGGAACCCGCGTCGGTACCATTCTTTGTTAAGTACGCAACCTTCTCTTGAGGTGTTGCACCATCAAGCATTTTTTTAATTTGAGATTGCTCGGCGTTATAACTAAAGTACTTCCAATAATCGTCTGAGCCTTGGTAAACATTCTCCATTAACTTAGCACCCTTAGCAATTTTACCGCCAAGATTTGAATCTATTACCTTGCGTCCAACCTTAGTGCTTCCAACAGTGGCTTCTACAAAGTTAGTTGGTTCTTTACCACCAAGGTCAAGGCCCTTGCTTAGTGTGTCTTGTATCTCTCGCAACTCTGCATTGGTTGCCATTACTCCACGGTCATACGCATCATTCAAGTCATCAAATATAGCTTTATCACCTTTGTTCGTAATGTTTGCATGAACAGCTTTCCATGAATCTTTTAAACTTCCACCCCGCCCAAAGACAGGCATGTTGCCATTAGCCGTTGCAAACATTGCTGCTGTTGTAAAATTACGCACCTGAGTGATTGGAGATAGCACCGTTTTAGCGTACTGAGAAACTCCTTTAGCTTTTAACAAACTGTTTAAAATAGCTCTACCATATTTCATCGTGTCGTCTGCCATAACATGATTAGTTAGGTCGTTGTATATTCCTTTTGGAACAAAGTAACCATCTAACTCTCCCCAGCCAGAGTCTTGATTATTTATAAATTTGTTTACAGAGTCTGTTTGAAGTATTTGACCTTGCGGGTCTACTTTACCTAGTCCGCTAGGCTTACCATTTTTACCACCAAGTTGAACAAACCCTTTGGCTAACAAACCTTGTTGTTGATCAAGAGTTAAATCCTTGTTGCTTTTAAAGAACTTACCTATACCAGAGTTTTGGTTTGCAAGTTTAGCAACTGTTCCAAAGTAATCATCTACCGCACTAAACTGTGCAAGATCTGCAACAGTACTGAGGTACGCTTGACGAGGATCTTTAACTATACCAAGCAAGTCCTGCAACTCAGGTGCAATCTTCTTTCGTGTGAGAAACATACCGGTGTCTAATCTATCAGATGCTACACGTCCGGCCCCAGACTTTACGCTAGATTGAATTGAATAACGCTCAAGAAAGTTTTCCCGAGCTAAACGTCCGGAATCAGCAGTAACTTTGTTTCCAACCTGTATTTTAAATTTTCCTGTGTCGTCAACAACCTTGGACAAACCATTCTTAGCTAGAAAATCATCAGAAAATACGCCACTTACATCTTTACGAGCAGCTTCAGTAAGTTCTTTTTCTACAGAACTTTTGTTTCTCCTAAAGAATGAGTCTGCATTCTTTATTGATTCGTCTGTTGGAACGTACTTGGCGTCCTCAAAGATTTGATATCGACGGCGAAGGTAGCTGTTGATGTTCTTATCAACAACATCCTTGACATTTAAACCATCTACCGTGTACTTTTTTTCTTTTAAATAATTACTATCTAACACATCTTTACTAAGAGTTTTAATGTGAGTACGCATACGCAACGCATTTTGACGAATACCTTTTGGCATCTCACTCAAGACACGATCTTGCACTTTTGGATTAGATTCAGTTAAATAGCTTTCAATTTTATTCATGAAGCCAACTTTATCTAGGTTACCTTCACCCTCGGGCATCTTTTTTAATACGCTATCTATCTCTAAATCTAAATCTTTAAGTATCCGGTCGGCTTGTTTAACTTGCTTTTGTATTACACCATCCATCAACAGGCGCTTTTCAGCTACCTGACTAGGAAGACTACCACGGTAACGAGAAAATGTTATCGCGTCAGCTAATCGTGCTTGATTTGTAGAAAGTTCTTCCGCGCTATTTGGTTTGGCTAACATCCTGCGCTCTATTAAGTTATCAATACTTCTTGTTGCTTGATCTATCTTGTCGCGGGTAGCCTTGGCTGTGATCTTAGTTATCTTTGCATCACCAATTGTTTTACCAGCAAGACCAAGGCCCACCTGTGCTACTGATCCAATTACTCCAGCTTCTGCACCAATCTTTAACCTGTTGCCAAAACGAGCTAATGCTTTCTCTCTGTTGCTCAAACCAATTAAATCAGTTGTTTGAGTAGGACCTGCATCCACCCAATCACCGATCGTAGTCATATCATCTGTTGATACTGCAGCGTCGGCAATGCCAGAAGCCGCAAGCTCTTTGGAGGCTAAAGTAAATCGTTCTGCTTTAGTCAAAGGTGTTTTAGATAATCCTTTAGCCGCACGACCCGCCATAACGGCACCCTTCGCCGCCTTAGCCGCAATGCCACCAGGGACAACAAACTGCGTAATAATTTCTGCGCCTTTTCCAACAAAGCCTTCTGGGTCTAACCCCAAGGCATCACGAGTAGCTTCCGCCGCATTTGTTACTTTGTCTCCGTAATCCGTTCCAGCAATTGCGTCTGGAAGCATAGCAACAAGACCTGCAACACCTTCAACAGCACCTAAACCACCAGATACAATACCCTCACCGAGTTCACGAATAGCTGTGCCTTCAAGAAACTGCTCACGATTTCGCCCCGTTTCTCCTTCCGCATCATCTAAATCCATAAAAGGATTGCTTGATGTTTGTTGTTTCGGCGCGTCGGGTAGATCCATAAAAGGATTGTCAGCCATTAAACTACTCCTGATGGTATACCCATTTTTTCAAGGGACTGTCGAACAGCCGCGGGATCTTTTCCAGCAG